TAACTGTCAGCAATATAAAAGAAACTTGATAAAGTGACTCTAGACATATTACGGCAATTATCAAATTTTTTGTCAGTTGTTTTTTCCTTGTAATCGTGATGATATTTGCTTATTCTGTGAAAAAATTGACGTCCAGTTTCCCCGAATGCGTTATAAAGAGCACCAGCAATCTTAACCCAGTCGCCATAAGAAGAAGTGATGTCAATCGCATTTTGTTCAATCAGCAATACAACGGCTTCAACTTTGTCTAAATTGTTTTTAGATGCAGTTCCTTTGAATGTGCTTTTTTTAATCTTAGTCTTTTTTGGTATTTCAAATGTCTCGGCTTTTGGATTAAAATATGCTTCTTTGTCAACACTAAAAAACCGTAGACGGGTGTAATCCTTGCAACTCTCGTCAATAGTAATACCTACAGTTTTCAACTTGTTTCTAAAATATTTAAAATACTTAATCAAGTCTTTTTTGTTGGATATTTTAATTATAGCATAGACGCCCTGTTCGCTTACTGAAAGTCCGGCATACAACGTTGAAGGGTGTTTTTTAAAAAACTCTTTTACAGCATTCATATCAGCAACTGGATTTGAATCCTTGTCAATATCAAGGCAAATAAGCTCGTTTTTTTTCTTTATGTTATCTAGATTCCTTTTTGATTTAAAAGTTGCTGAAACAGTGATGCAAGGTATTTTTAACTTCTGTGGTTTGCTTTTTGATAAACGATATTTTTCCACCTGATTTTTTAATGCGTCAGGTGGATTAATAGTATCTTTTAGCCAATCATTAAGTGAATAGTCTTTTGGAACTGTATCCGATACGTTCTTAAAATATGATACCTTGATTTTTGACATAATTAAGTAGTCAGTAAAACTGGAGCGATTAGACCTTTTCTTTTCTTTTCACTGATGCAAAATAGATTTTTGACACCAATTCCAAATTCAGCATCTTTTTCAAAAACGCTTAAAACTTCAACCAATAGTTTTGAATTGTATCCTATTGTATAATCACCCTCAAATTTAATTGCAAGGTCTTCTTGAACCTTACTTGACGAAGCAATATTATCGCAACTCAAATTCAAATTGTTTTTACTGAAAACCAATTTTATTGTCTGCACTTTTTCTTTGGCTGATAACGTGCTTACTCTTCGTATCGAGGTTAATAGTTTTTCAATACTAATTTCAACGTCAGTTGACTTGTTAATTGAGTCAATAATACTGTCAAAAGTTTTGATAGGAAATTTTCCTGACTGCTGAATAATTGTAACTTCTTTTCTCCCGAACTTAAAGAAAATCATATTCTCATTATACTTCAACTTGAGTTCGTTGATATCTTCGTCCATTAATGCGTGAATCGCAGTTGAAGCCTTTCCGCTTATTAAAATTTCAGCATCGTCTCCGCCGCCCTTAATCACTTCGTAGAATAATGATATTTTATTTGTGGAACGAATAATTGTTTTTTTGCCAATTTGAATTGAAACGTTTGACATTGGTTCAAGGTCGTCATTAATAACGAATTTGTTTGCAATTTTCAAAGTCTTTCTAAACGCTTCAGCGTTGATTTCCGCTTTCAATTTTAATCTTTCGTCCTTGGCTTCGGGATAAGATAAAAGGTCTTCTAATGGAATCTTAAAATCGCCTTGTTTATGGATTACTTCCATCATTTTCAAGTCAACTTTAATTGTGATTTCCTGATTCTTAATACTTTTCAATGCCGCTATCAATAACTGAAAGTTCACACAAAAATCAATCTGCTCTTCGCCTTTGATATCAGCGGCATTGGAGCATCTTACTTCATGGTTGTCGCCAGTAACTCTCATTTCTTTTTCGGTGACTTCTATTTTTACGCATTGCAAAATAGGTACCATATGGCTTGGGTTAATTACTGCTTGAAGTGGCTCAAGTACAGAAATAAGGCTGTCACTGTTAATTTTTAACTTTTTCATTCTCTATTTTTTCAAAGTTTTTACCATTATTTGTTTGTCTGTGGTTTCGCAACCATTTAGCCGATGCAGATGCTGTCGCGGCAGGCACAATTGATGGCCTATCTAATGGTTCAATAATTCTTGTGGTCATTATTTTTTGCAAATTATTCATATTTTAAATTTTAAAGTTAGACTCCTGTTTTTTGATTCCAGATAACGATATGCAGTCTTTCCGAATACCTTAATCCTTGGTTAATGCACAATTCAGCAACCATCTGTCTTGTGTTTAAAAGCTCTTCTTGTGAACTTCCTGCCGGCATCAAGCAGACATTTTTCATATCTAAACTTTCGCCATAATCTTGTAAAATATCAATCAAATCTCCTTCTTGTGAAACTACAAATTTAAAGATAATTCCTGGTCTTTCGTTCAATGCCTGAATAACCAAAGGTTTTACTCTTTTGTCATATGGCTCGCCACTATTTGATAATTTTGGAGAACAATTCCAATAATTTACAATATTCAACAAGTCTTTCGATGGCATTATTGTTCCGTTGGTTTCAACTTCAACTATTGGACGAACTCCGTGCTCAGTGTATAACCAAAAAATATAACTTTTAATTTTATTTTGATGCAACAACGGTTCGCCGCCAGTAAAGATTAAGTGAGCTCCGTTTTTTAATCTAACAATTTCTTCTTCGCTCAAAACATCTTCAAAAGAAGTTGAAACTCCTTTTTTCCAAACCTCAATGGTATCACATACCCAACTGGCTGATTGACATAAAATGTTACATCCTGCCAGTCTTACAAAAATAGACGGAACTCCCATTGTTTGTCCTTCGCCCTGAATGCTATAAAATTTTTCTGAAATTACTAAACTATCTTTCATCTTCAAATGGATTTATTTGTTCATTAAATTGTTTTTTGTTGAATTCATCCCAGTCAAAATCGAGCAAGGTTGAGTATCTTTCTATGCTTTGCAAGTCAATACCAGTTCTATTAGAAATTGTCGTCAATTTGATGTCTTTCTGCTTCAATTGGGTAATTACTTCAGCGATGTCAAGATACTTTAATCTTGTTTGATGGATATTGAAGGCAAGGCGGTACATTTCATATTCGCCATCTTCAAGTTTTCCAAGGTTGCAACAAAAAACCTCTTTGATGCCATTTCTTTTCAAAGACTGCAAGTGCTTATTTCCGTCAACAACTAAATAGCCATCTTCATCTTCACAAACAATTACAAGTCGATATTGGCCTATTTTTTTTGTTATCTTGTCAATTGAAAGAATAACATTTTTGTCAAGTTTTTCAACAATATGTTTGTCACTGCTGATTAGTTTCTTGGTTTTTAAAATTCCAAATCTTTCCATATTACGCCTTTTTTAGCCCACAGTTCTGTGATGTATTTTTGAGTTTTTTTTGTTTCTAATATTGCATTTTCAAGCCTTGCCCAATCATCATCATAACATTCGATTGATTTAATTTTTGAAATATCATCTCTTTCACTAAATGCCATAATGGGTCTTGAATATCTACCAAAAATCACAGTACTTAAAGGTGAAGTTGAATCGACGCTATAAAATGGATATTTTTCCATTAGACCAAGTTTTGTCATTGCAAATCCGTGAAGTCTTACTTTGTCTTTTGTGATTGCAAAAATATCATCCAAATAGGGTGTAGAGTCGTTACCAATTCCAATGTAAGTATGGCCGTCTTTTATCCATTTTTTTAAAGTGCTGAACGATGCATTGTCGAGCATAGGGTGATAAACTCTCATAAAGTATCCAGATATACCAAGACTCATTACTTTGTCGTAGAATGCGTCGATTTGCTCAATACCTAGACGTCCGTAAACATCAAACTCAACCCAGACAACTTTTTTTGCTCTATGCTCCTTAATGAAGTCAAAATAGAAGTTGATAAATTCTTCTGCTGGTCTGATTTTTGAAGTTCTTTTCATACCAGTAGGCGTGATGTCTTCTTTGTTCCAGCTATGGGCACCACTATCAACCATCAATGAATAATTATCATCCCATCGCTCTATTTGCTTTTTTTCATTCAAAATTGAATAAAGTTTTGGGATGTTGAATTTCTTGCACTTTTCTTCACAATCTCTTGTATCACTACCAGCTATGATTATCTTCACGAGTTGATAATTTTAATTACAAGATTTTTGTTTTTGTTCCATTTTTCAGTCCAAAACTTATTGACTTCAACAAAAGCTATGTCTTCAACTTTGTTGTATAAGGCAATTTTTGGTACCATTTCCGGATAACAAGCTCTATTTGGTACAGCTATTAAACAACCAAAATGAATTGCTTCTTGTAAAGTGTATCCAAAAGTTTCTTGGTATGCAGTACTCAAATACCATTTTGCTTTAGACATAATTTCGTAATACTCTTTTTTGGTGAGACCCGACTTGTAGATTACATTATCCGGAAGTTCAATTTCTTGATGATTGCCGCTTGAAGTGATAACGATAGTTTTGTCGGTGCTTTTTGCAAACTGCAAAAATTCGTCCATTCCTTTTTCACTTGTAATTCTGTGAGGAAAAATTACATAGTCTTGTTTAACATTGTGAATGCCATAAACATCATCAACAAAGTCTCTATCCCAAATATATCCAGTGACGTGAATTTTGTCTGGGTTAATGTTGATAAAGTGCTTGATGACATTTTCTTTGTGAACTTGTGAGCCAACAAAAACTCCATCACAGATGTCGTGATAGGCTTGTTCACTGTAATCTGCCCAAGAGCCAAGTTTTTGAACAAAATCTGTTTTATCAGCTCTTCCAGCATAATTGAATCCAAATATTTGAATATTGATTCCTTGAAGTTCAGCCATATATCTAATGGATTCAATTCCAGGAAAAAAGATGTCACCAACAAGAAAGACATCGTTTTCTAAAACTTCTTTTTTGTAGAACATTTCTGCAATCATTTGCAGTTGCAATGATTTAAAAATAATTGTTTTATTTACGTCCAAAAATTGACCACTTTCAATCACTTCTGAATAATTGAATTCAGGATATAAATAAATGTCAACTTCTTCAGCCAATGATTGATTCATCATTTTTGTATAGCGTTGTTCAATATCCTCAAGCGGGATATAAATTATTCTTTTTTTCATTATCTTGTTTTTTTATGTTCTTTTTTTCCTTCGTAGTCACCAACGACCAATGCGTGCTCAAATCTAAAACCTTGGCAGTTTTTACAAGCGTCAATTCCTTTGCCTGCAATAGCATCAGCATCAAAATCAAAGATGGTTCCAAAAGGCTCTTCAGTGTTAAAATCTTGACAGCATCTTACAATTCTGCCGTCCCATTGTACCTGAATCCAATTGTCTTCAATATATGAGCAGTTTGTAGGCGAATTTTTTTGTTCACCAACTCTACTGGCCCAGTCGTACAATTCTTTCTTCTCTTGAAACTCTTTTGGCGCTGAGTCAACAACGATATGCTCGATTTTAAAGTCTGGCAATTCAACTATTTTTCCTTCTGTCCAACCAAAATAATCACTTGCAACTATGAGCCTGGTAAGACCAGCATTGTAAAGGTCTTCATACATTTGTTGAGTTACCATTTTACCGTTTGAATTAAGCAAAGTCTTAATTCCCGCATCGGTAAACATTTGAACTATTTTGATGATGTCTGGGTGCATTAATGGCTCGCCAAGTCCGTTTATTGAAATCGTGTCGGCTGACGTCATTTTTATTATCTGCTCTACAGTTTTTAACTCAACAAGTCCTTTTGGCCTGTTGTGAAGTTCTGGATTTGGATGTGGGCAAAACCAACATTTTGCATTGCAATGGTTAGTGGTTTCCATTGCGAAGATTTTAATTTTTTTCATCTGTTATATGATTATTTCAGCTCCGTTTTCTCCGTCTTCTAAAACTTTGCAGTAATTTAATTCAAATTTACCAATCAATTCAATTGCTATCATTTCACAACTTTTTGAGCCAAAGTCACATATCTTTTTCAAGTTATAAAACCCTCTACCAGTTCCGTATGTGTTAAGAAGATAGTCCTGGATTTTTCTGTTGAATTGTATAATTTCAATATCCCTATCTAAATGAGTGACTTCTTTTTTGCACTCAATCCAAAAGATATGCCTATGAGGAAATTTCAAAAAAGAAACCTCCTCGATAGGACAATCTGGCCAGCAGTGAATTCCTTCAACCTGCAAGTTTACAATGATATTACTTTGCATTCTTTTTGGCTTTTCTTGCAAGGTGTTGTTCAATCGCACCTTTGATTCTTCCTTTGCTTATTCCCGTTTCTTTTGAAAACGCATCAATATCAAATTTCTTTGGGTTCAAATCATAAGCAGTTCTAACTCTGCCCGCTCCGGTTTCAGTGCTTAAAACTCTGCCTCCGGTTTTCTTTTCGGTTTTGGACTTGTCTTTTTTAGGCTCCTCTTTTTTGGATTTCTCCTCTTTAGATTTATCTTTTTTCGACTTGTCTTTTGGTTTTTCTTCAACTGCTGGAGTTTCAGCGGCTGGAGTTTCAACAATTTTTTCTTCAACCACTGCTGACTCCCATCCTTCCGGAAAGTACTGTTCTTTTAATTCAGAAACTTTAAACGACTTTCTCATTCCAAAGACGATTAATCTAACTGAACCTTTTGATTCACCAACGACTCCTTTTGTTGCATTGTTGAAAACAACGCCATCCTGATTAATTACATAATTAGGAGCTTCCTTAATTGTTTTTTCTGCTTTTTTCATGACATTTATTTATTTAATTCATTGTTAATAATTCGACCACATAAAGGATACGTTCTTGTATAGTATTTCGTTCCTTTTTTAATTTTTTTGTTTTTTAAGATTATGTCTTCTTCTGCTGTGAAGTGAGTTGTACTTTCGTAGCCAATTTTCCCGCTTACATTTTCGTCAACATTTTTCGTTCCAATAAATGTTCCGTCAACTATGTATTCTAAAAAGAATCCAAGGTGTTCAAATTGCATTCTCGGAGTTTTAGAGTTGTTTTCCATTTTGTCTGTTTTAAAAGTTATATCTACAGAGCAAAAGTATGGTATTAATTCTAATCTACAAAACATTTTGCAAAAAATTTTCGTTATTGGTGGTAAATTGCTGAATTATTATCGTTCTCAAAGAACTCAACCCTTGATACTGTTACTCTGCCGCCTTCTGTTTTTGAAAATACATCGTTGAATTTATCAAAAACTAATTTAGCCATTGATTCTGCGCCCATCTTTTCCATCACTTTCAAGCGGCAAAGTCCTAATTCTTCAAGCCACTTAAATGACTCTAACTGCGGGTCGTCTTGCTCAATTAGTGTTGTATGGTCAAACATATCATTTAACCAGTCTTTTAGGCCGTTACGACTAAATAGCCCAAAATCAACAATCCAGTTCATTTCGTCAAGCTCATTAGCTTCAAACCAGATTTTAATTTTAAAAGCATAGCCGTGAAGTAATTTGCAATGGCTATGTTGAGCCTTGTGTTGTCTTAATGCAACACTGAAATTCTCAAATATCTTTGTTGATTGATAGTTCATTTTATTTTGAGTTTAAAAATTCATTTCTTACCGATTCATTTTTGAACGCACCACCTAATTTTCTGGTCGTAGTCCAACAATTTTTATCTTCTATTCCTCTTGCTTTGACACAATGGTGAATGGCTCTTATTTCAACTGCCACGTTGTCAGTTTCAAGTATAAACACCAAAGCGGCGTGAATCTGTAGGGCAAGTCTTTCTTGAATTTGTGGTCTTTTGCTAAAAAATCTAACCACTCTATTTAGCTTTGATAATCCCAAAACTTTGTCTTTTGGAATGTAGGCTATTTTTGCAACTCCTTCGATGTTTTGGAAATGATGTTCACAGATACTGCTGACGTCAATTCCTCCTTCAATAACCATTTCATCGGCCTTGAATTTATTGTGAACATTGGTGCATTTTGGAAAGTTTCCATAATCGAGACCTTCAAAGATTTCGTTTACGAACATTTTAGCAATTCTTGCCGGCGTGTCCTGTAAACTGTCGTCTTTTAAATCAAGCCCAAGAGTTTCCATAATCTCTTTAAATTTGTGCTCAATAATTTTAAGTTGAACGTCTCTTGACATTGCTTCATTGAATGGAGTTTCAATTCCATTTTCTACCAAATGCTTATGAATAGATAAGCCTAATTCTTTGTCTGTACTCATTTCGATGTGATTTTATTATGTTTTTTTAAATTGGTTTGTATTATTGCTCCCTCTATCTCGGATAGAAGTTTTCGTTTTTGCATTGCCTCAAAATACTGTAATTCAATGGCGTCAAAAAGACGTATTGATTCTTCAGTTGTTTTGTCTTGCAGTAACAATTGAAGAATTCTGCTTTTGTCAAATTCAAAATTTGCTCGCTTTTCTTTTAAATCGTTAATCAACTGCTTTTTCTTAATGTATCTAGATACACTTACCGATTCGAGAAACCTAATTATTTTTTCCATCTTAAAGTATGTAAAAAACTTCCACTGATACTGGATTGTCATTGTATCCTAAGACATTTTTGTCAAGTAAGATATCAATCTCTTCTTTTAATACATCTTCTTCCATCTGCATTACATCTGATAAATCTGCAAGACAAATTGAATTGGCGTCATCATTATCAAAATAGTTTTTCATTTGGTAAATAATCTCTTCTTGGGTTGCGGTTAATTTTGCCATTTTGTTTGTTTTTTTTGTTGTTCTACTCTGCGAATGTATGAAAAGAATTTGAACCACAAAACATTTTGCAAATTATTTTCTATCTCTTTTGAATTTTTCATCAAGATACTTGTTAATTATTCTACTCACAATACTTATAGTTAAATCGAGAGCCTTTGCAATTGCTGGAATGGTGTTGTTATTATTTGTTGAAAAATAATCTATTACTTTTTCTCTCATTTCAGCAGTAATTTCAGTTGGCGGGTCTCTTTTTGGTTTAGAATGGTAGGTCATCATCTTCGTCAATCTCTTTATTATTGCCATTTGCAGTCGGTGAAGGAGAATATGTTGGCGCTTCAATTCCATTGTACTCAACAAAATATCTTTGAATACCACCTTTCATTTGCTTTCCTTGAGAATGCTTGGCAAGTGATTTTCCCATATTTATTGAGCCCATCTTTGATGAGAACGCTGGAACGTTTATTAAGATTTTCTGTATAACCTCAGAACTTGAAAGCATTTCGCCTTCTCCGTCAATTGGGTTGCACGTGAAATATCTCAAGAATAATTCTTCCTCTAAACTAACTGTTCTAAATTTCTCGTTTGTTTGATTGATTTTTTTAATTTCATCAATATCAAACCAATATCTGTAACCATCTTTCCACATCTTATAGGCCTGCGCCCATACATCATCTGGATTGATTTTGTGCTGGTAATCAATTTTTTTAACTTTAAAAACCAACCATCTTCTGTTTCCTGTAATATCAGACAAGAATTTGTCCTCATTTACGGAGCCCAGGAAGCTCGCTCTTCGAACGAAATTAGTTTTATAACGCCCATAAGCAGTTCTAACAGATATTCGTTGTCTGGTTATAAATGACTTAATGGCTGATATATCATTGCTTCTCAAAGTTTCCAACTCATCGAGATGTATGAACCAATACTGTGATAAATATACAGTATGGTCTTTGTTTTTTGTGTCTATATTTCCTTCATAAAGATATTCTGATTGAAACTTTTTTGGAAGCAATGACCTCATCCATCTCGTTTTTCCAATACCTTGTCCTGATTGAAATACCAAGCAAACATCGTTCACGCTGTCTGGACGCAAAAGGCAATCAATACTTCCAATAAGATATCTTGTAAGTGTTTTTCTAAAATGCTTATCATTCTCCGTTTCAACTGTTCTTGATATTTTCTTGATGTGGTCGGTTTTTTCATCCCAAGGTTTTAAATCCTTGAAATACTCTTCAAAAGGATTGTAATCGGGAGAAAAATCTATGCTTTCTACAAAAATGTCTATCTTGTCAGATGCGACATCAATGTGCTCAGCCATTAATTCAAGAAGAAGAGTTTTTCTAAATCTATCATCATACTTTTGCCACTTTGATTTCTTCTTGTTCTTTTTGAATTCGTAGAAATTAGTTACAACGTTGAATCTAAAAATATACTTCGATGAAATGTAGTTGAAAGCATTACTATTCTTTCCATTGAATTTCATTAAGGTTTATTTTTTGGGGTTGTCTAAACTGGTTATACATCTTATTTTTGGATTAGAGTGATAGTTCCTTTTCTCATTTCTGCGTGAATAACATTTTTAACCAAAATTCTTTGAATCCCGGTCAAGTTGTCTTTCTTTTCAGACATAAGGTTATAATGCTCCAAATAGTCCTTGAGTGTTCTAAATGGCATTTTAGGAACTTTTTTCATTAGGATTGGCCTTGTGAAAATAAGAAAAGCATTCCACTCTTCAAAGGTCTTAAAATCACTCTCTTTTACAGTTGTATCGGTTGGTAATGGTTTTTTTTCTTTAGCTGGATTATCGCCAACTATACCAATAATTTTTTTCTTACTCATCTTTGTTTTCTGCTAAATAAATTACATCATTGATTTTTTCTCTTGAATCACTTTCATCAAGCCAGGTCTCAAACTCTTCCAGCAACTCGTCTTTCTTTCTTTCGAATCTAGACGCTGAGTCATCACCAAGGTATTTATTGATTGCTTGAGTGCATAAATCACGAGCGATTTTTGGCATTGTAACAATTACGTTGGCTTCACATTTTCTTTCTCCAATTTCTTTAAGATACTCTTGGACGTACTGCATATCAAAATTCTTGTGCTTGGCGCTGGCTAAATCTTTTCCACTACCAGTAATCAAGTTATCAATCCAAATGAATTTATTATCGATAATGAAATCATAATTTAATCCAAATCTATCAATAATAAGATTTTCTGGGTCATATCCAGTTTTTCCATCGTGCCAAGAAACATCAGCAATATCTTCTAGGTTTTTGCGTATAAATTCGCCAATTCTCAAACCATCTGGGTCATGGTCGCCGCAGTATAAAAGAACACATTTCAAACCTTGCTCTTCAGCCTCTTGAAATCTTCTTGCGTATTCGGCTCGTTGAAGCATTGACGACCATCCTTTACTGTTGGCGATTGGAATTTTGTATTTTGCACAAACAGGACTGAAAAGGGTAACTAAATCAACTTTCTCAACCACCATTTGAATGTAATATTCTTCATCCTTCCACCAGTCTAAATCGTAATGATGCACAGCATTCATCGCGCCTCTTAACCAACTTCCAAAGTCCTGGAAAATTGATTGTTTTGATGGGATAATTACTCCATTGAATTGTCTTGCACTTTCTTCAGCTACAAAATCAATTGGTAAAAATCCTTTTCTTCTGCAAGAGTTTATCAAGTCATTAACTTTATCAAACTCGTCTTTGTCAATCATACGGTGTTGCTCCATTAGGTAAGCCCAACCACGTGCTGAAACCTTAAATCCGATTTGGTCGCTTAATTCAATAAGGTGGTTTGAAAATTCTTCAAGGTGTTTGTCATTGTATCTTTTTCTCAACTGCATAAAAAAATATTTTAAAGTTAAAAGCAAACCAAGAGCGGGTTGTAGATACAACAACAAAATGATGAAATAGTGAAGTGTACCCGCTCTTTATTGCTAAAATGTTTTTTTGTGTGAAATGCTGTCTCGGTTGCTTTCATCTTATCGTATCTACAGAGCGAAGGAAAGCAATCAAATTCACATTGGCAAGTTATTTGCCTTTTTTATTTTTCTTTTTCTTTTTATCCTTCTTTGAAGAATCGTCTGAATCAGCGGAATCACTGGACTTTTTCTTGTCTTTCTTCTTGTCTTTTTTGGATTTTTTATCCTTTTTAGACTCCTCTGCAACAACTTCTTCTTCAACTTCTTCAGTCTCTTCTTCTTTTTCTTGCGGAAGATTAGCTTTCAAAAGTGCAACTATTTGCTCAACAATTTCGTCCTCGTCTTTGTTTTCACAAATAATTGGCATTTTAAATTTGTTGATGTGCTTGATTAGTTTTGAAAGGCTCATACTGTCAAGATGCTCTTTGTAGT